CGCAGCCGCCGGACAGATCAAACTCCGTGAGCAGGCCGCGGAAGTTGCGCTGGTTGAGCCAACGGACTGGACCCACACCAGGATCCCATATTATGTTGGCGGCGCAGCTGCCATGGGCGCTGCCGTGCACGCCGTTCGCAAGTACGCCCCCACGTTTGAGGAGGTGTTCACCCGGATTCAAACAGAAGCCGTTGAATACACCCGAGAACGTGTGAGGGCTGCTGTGTTGCGGAGCCTAGCAAACCTCCGTGATTCATACGCCCCGGGCTTGAAGAGACTAGCCGCTGTTCTGGCCGCTGTTGCTGGGTGCTACGCTGCGTACAGGATGTATGCTAAGATCAGCGGAGATGAGCAGGGTGCAGAGCAGTCAGCACCTGCTCCACCGCCACCTCCTGAAGAATTGGGGATCCTCTCGGCTGGGGTCACACCCAAGCCAGCTGGGGACACAGTTGAGTCGCCGTATCAGACCGACAAAGTTTCCCGTGCAGACTACGATTTCGCGCCACTCGTGCGCTCGTGGAACACACTCGAACCGACCAAGGTCACGTCGATCATCGCCAAGAGCGTTTTCGCGCTCAGTGTCCGCCGAACTGTTGACGGCGTGGTCAGGCGCACCGACGGTGTATGCATGTGTTTGGGTGGTCATCTTTACGTGACCACGAACCACATCATTCCAGGCAGTGGTGACCTGTCCCTCACCTTCATCTTTGACCCTCCCGGGCCAGGACCTTCGAGGAACATGATCAAGCGCTACACGCAGGAGATGTTGTACAGAGTCCCAGGCAGCGAGTTAGTGTTCTTCCAAAACCGCGACTACACAGTCAAGGAAAGGATGATTCAACTCGTAGCCAAGGACAGCTACAGCTCGGATGCACCAGGTGTATTCATTCGCAGGGGTCACGATGGGAGTCTTTCAACTCCCCACTTGCCCCGTGTCAGCTGGACTGGATCTGCGGTGGTTCCAGACGGCCGCCAGCTCCCGCTGTGGTCGTATGAGACTCCGAATTCGATCGGGTTCTGCGGCACTCCAATCGTGCAGATGAGCCGGCGCGGACCACTTCTTGTGGGTCTGCACTACCTCGGATCCAACCCTGACTTGAAGTGCCACGCTGTGGCGATCACCCAGTCTGTGGTTCAAGGGGCCATTGCGCATTATGGTGATTTGCTGGTCTCCCCAGCAGCCCCCCTGATCGAGAGCGAGTACCAGACCGTTGTGTTTGGGGACAACCATCCCAAGAGCCCGATTTCGTGGGTCGAAGATGAGTGTACCGTGAACAATTATGGAACCACATCTCTCCCCCGAGCGCACGGGAAGTCACAGGTCACCCGGACGATTCTAGCAGAGGCTGCAGAGCAGGCTGGATATGTCCAAGAGCACTTTGCGCCGCCAATGGCCGGCTGGAAGGTTGGCAGGAATCAACTCCTACCAATTCTTCAGCACACACGTACTACGGATGAGGCTAGGATGCGCAGGTGTTCCGAGGCGTACGTGGATGAGATCATGGCTGGTCTGTCTGATGAGGACAAAGCTGAAGTGGCGACTGTTCTCAGTTCAGAGGCCGCGATTAATGGGGTCCCAGGGACGAGATTCCTGGACAGCATGAATTTCGCCACCAGTGCGGGTTTCCCCGTCCTGAAATCGAAGCGTGAAGTTGTCGTTGACCTCCCCCCCGATGACGTTTACAGCGTCAAGCGCACGTTCAAGACTCCTGTCCTACAGCGAGCGAATCGAATGCGCGAGCGTTACCTCAATGGTTGTCGTGCCAGCCCCATAGCTGTCAAGCACAACAAGGACGAGCCCCGGTCGCGTAACAAGGTTGACGCCCATCAAACCAGAGCCATCAATGGCTTGCCGGTTGATCACAGCATCGTTTCACGCATGTACACTGCACTTTTTGTGCGTGTCATGATGAAAAACAAGATGTTGTTTGAAGCCGCGCCTGGCATGGTCGCGCAGTCCAAGGAGTGGCATTTGCTCGCCATGCAACTTCTGCGCTCTGGTAAAGGTGGAAAGATTGACAGCGACTACAAGTGGTACGATCTGAAGGCTGAAGCTGCCATGATCCTTGAGGCATTCCGGACCATTCGTGAAATCGTCAAGAGGTGTGGTGGCTCCGAGGAGCAGCTCATGGCTATTGAATGTCTCGGAGAAGACATCGCGTTCTGTTTTGTGGCATTCGATGGCGACTTGTTCGAATTTTTTGGACACAACCCATCTGGCCACACCCTTACTGTTGTCATCAATTGCATCATGAACTCCCTGTACAGTCGGTACGCCTACGTTGGGCTGCATCCGCATGGGGACGTCCGAGACTACCGTATGTTCGTGACACAAATCACGTACGGGGACGACGACACGAAAGATACCATCCTCAAGTGGTTCAATCACAACAACATCTCTCGCGAGCTCAAATCCATCGGCGTCACGTACACTGCTGCAGACAAATCAACCGGCGACATCCCTTTTCGCAACATCGACAACGTCACCTTCCTCAAGCGCAGTTTCCGCTACGACGATGATCTTGGTGCCTACGTCGCACCGCTGGAGGAGGCGTCAATTGGTAAGATGCTCATGGTGTCGATCCCATCCGAGAAGCACCCTTTCGTGGATGCTGGGGATCGGGTCACCACGGCTGCCCGGGAATACTTCTGGTATGGGAGAGAGAAGTTTGAAGAGAAGCTCCCCGTGCTTCAGGAGATTTTGACCCAGAGTGTCCCCAGTGAGTACCAGCGGGTGCAATTCCCCACGTGGGATGAGCTCTCCGAGGAGTACCATGCTGCCAGTGTGAATGCCGACAAGTATATGGGTCTTGAAGCTCTCGAGCGCACAAGAGCCTACGTTCGCAGTCAATACCCAGCCGACCATTTTGACAAGATGGTTGCTCTGGATGGGACAACGATTTATCACCAGCAAGCTGCTGAGATCATTTGCAACGTTGCATCCCTGGTAGCCCACGTCCACGGAGCCCACTACTTCGTCGCTCCTGTCGTCCACGGGTTCGGATTGTCCCTCATTTCGGACAAACCACCCCGCCAACGCAGTTTCGTCGAAGATGTGCGCAGTGGTATGGCCGAACACCTCTTGTGCCCTCATTACGGCGCAAGTCTTGGATCGATTTTCACCACCATCAGAATTTTGTGGTTCTACACACTCAATGTGGGGCCCCTCGGCTGGCCAAGCCACGCAGGTCTGGATTGGATCTTCATGGTTTTGGTCATGCTGAAAAGCAGACTAGGTCGCCAGAAGAGCAGCGACCGCATCAGGTGCCATCCCCGTGTTGTATTTTCGTACGCCTGGGTGATTGGGTGCCTCATTTCGCTCTTCCTTTTGGGGTGTTCCTCACACATCCCGCATTTTGCAAAACCATCAGTGAGGGGTAACCCAACGATCTGCCTCGAGCGCGCGCACGGCGCTGAGGAGTGTGCGTTGGGACCATCCTGGCCGGGGCGACCCCCCAA